TGTACCAAATGCTTTGTACTTCAAGGCTGAACCATTAATAGTTAGTGCATCTGTTTCTGTAGTGCCATCTACGTCTATTGAACCTGCTATATCTAAATCACCAGAAAAAACAGTATTTGCTGGGAAAGTGCAAATACCTCCATCAGCTATAGATATAGCATCATCACCATCTGTAAATTCTATTAGTGGTGTTTGTATGGATGCTGATGTTTCTAATATACCACTTGTTTCTATATTAATAGATGCTAGTGCATCAACCATAGCACCACCAGAACCAGCACCATCAGAGTAAATCATTTTAGTTTTACCAGTCGGTATAGTTACATTAGCACCAGAGCCTTGACTTATTATTATAGATTGTGAACCACTTGTTGCATTTTCTATTAACCATAGCTTTGATACTGTGTTCGGTCCTATAGTTATAGTACAGGTTGAATCTAATGTTCCTGTATATTTTAAATATATAGACCTACCGGGGTCAGTAGCACCATCTGCTATTGTAGTTGTATGCGTATCCGCATTAGTAGTAATAGCTTCTGTACCAAAGCTAAATGCTTCAGCTATCAACTCAAGGTTAGTATTTGTACTTGTACCCCAAGTTCCTGACTCGTCACCAGTCGCTATTTCTTTTAATCTAAGGTCATTTACATAAGTTGCCATTTTTTACCTCTAAAGTAATATTAAACCATTTGTTATGCTACGTCACTCCAAGTTGTTGTAACAGATTCTTCTACATCAGACCATGATGTTGTAACTCCGGGTATTATATCTCCCCATACACTTACAAATCCTGTCTCTCCTGTAGCGTTTAAACCTATTACAGATACATTTGCTATACCTGTAATTGTTGTACTACCAACTGCACCACTTGAAGAAACGCCAGTTATAGAAAATACATTTTCCGTAACTGTGCTTACAGTTCCTAATCCGCTAGTTGCAGCTAGTCCTGTACAAGCTACATTAGCATCACATGTTACTGTCTCATCACCTGCTGATATTGTAGAAGCAGTGCCTGAAACACCAGTTATTGCTATACCAGAGGCTGTTACACTACCTATAGCAGATGTACCTGCTATACCAGTTTCACTTACATTGGCATCACCACTTACAGATTCTGTGCCTAACGCAGTAGTTCCAGCTACTCCTGTCTCTGTTACATTAGCTTCACCTGTTACAGTTTCGCTACCAATCGCACCTGTGGCTGTTACGCCTGTCTCAGATACATTAGCATCAGCTGTAACAGACTCTGTTCCTAAAGCAGTTGTACCTGCTAAACCTGTTTCAGCAACATTAGCTGCACCGGTAGCAACTACTGAGCCTACTGCTCCTGTAGCTGCAACACCTATCTCTGGTACATTAGCATCACATGATATTGTTTCTGTTCCAAGTGCTGATGTACCAGCAACACCTGTAATACTTACAGAAACATTGACTATCGCAGGTTGACCCCAAGGACCTGTTCCCCAAGTGGACCGACCCCAACCGACAGACATGTATTAAGCTATTCTTATAATCGCATTACTTGCATCAGCTGTTGGAAAAGTTATAGTAAATGAACCTGCTGTTGATGTTTTATCAGCACCAAAATCAAATACTGCAACTGCTGGGTCACCTGAAGCAGAGTCGTTATATATCATACAACCTCTAGCAGTAACTGTTGCTGTACCAAAAGTTAAATCAGCAAAGTCTGTAAACGCTGTTGTGCCTGAAGTAGTAGGGTCTACACGTGTAAGTTCATTGCCTTTAGCAGTATAGTTAGTTCCACTAGCTTCATCAGAAGTTGTATATGCAGTAGTTGCTGCACTCATAGTAGCTGAACTCGTATAGAGTGCTAATCTGAATGTGCTTCCACCTGAGTTTTTAAAATTATGCACACCTTCTAAAAGTTCTTTTTTAAAAGACGTACACATTGCTTGTGTTATAGCCATTACAGCCTCCTTATTATATTGGCAAGGTCTTTATGTCCTTGCTGTTCTAATTGATTACATACTGTACATATGTGGTTTTTTATTGCCTCATGCATATAGTGTGTAATTACCTTTCGTGCAGCATCTTTAAATATATGGGCTTGCGCTTTTATAGTGTCAGGTGCTGTATCACTTATCGAAACTAATCTATCTGTTGCCATATCTGCAACTTCTTCTACTGTGTGTCCTCTATAATCTGTAGTTTTTACACCTAGATTACCAATAGCTATTTCAAATTTATCTGTTTGCATTATGGTACGTTAGGTTCTGGTGGATGACCACCATTTGCTCTTTCATCTATAACCCACTCTTTAGGATTTTCTCTACCTATAATTCCATGTGGTATCATTTTTTCTTGTATAACATCTGAATAATTACATACTGAAAGCTGTCCATCATTTATATACGAAACTATTGGGTCGTTTAAACGATGGTATCCATATAGTTTGTCTTTCATACCAACATTTGCATCTAGTAAATTAGACCTAACTGCAACTGAAACATCTATATTATTTTCCATACATTTACCTAACCAATACTCACAACATGCTCTACCCATTTCTGCAAAGTGTGCATTGTTATTATAAGTAAAGTCTGTGCCAAACATACTTATTGCACCTACATTATTCCAATAAGCAAATGCTATAGCATAAGCAACAGTATTATTTAAGTATGCACATGATGTATCTTCTATTACACTTTTAATAGGATACTCCTCTACAGCTGGAACTCTTGCATCTAATTCACATGAATATATTGGATAATCTATTTTAGGTAATTCCTCTCTCATCATTTCTGTCATGGATGCTGCTTCATCTGTATCAAAGAAACGAGACATAGGGTCAAGAATAAAGGCTCTATCAGCTTTCTTTACCACTCCTATCATTGCATTTATAACCCAAACTTCATCAAACTTTTTACTATGTAACTGTGACAAATGAAAATCTATTTGACTCATACCCATTGCTACAATAGCTACATGTTTTCCTTCTAAAGATAATATTCTTTCTTCTAACATTATTGTTCTGCTATCCTTCTTTGACCGCCTCTATAGGCATCTTTTCTATTTCTTCCATCTTGTTCTATGACTAGCTTATCTAATGCTTCTTTGAATCTTGTTTCATAGAGACTAACTAAATCAGGTTCACCTTTCATAAATATATACGCTTCTACTAGAGAGCCAAACAAAAGAACATCTGGTGCATTAGAACCTAACCAGCTTGTGCCATCTGATGATGCAGTAATAGATTGTGGTAAATGAAAGTAATGTAACTCTACTGTGTAATTAGCATCGGGTGTTGGACCTAATATAAAAAAACCATCATCAAATTGTGCATAGTATTCTGGTAATCCTGTATTAGTAGAAGGTTTAGGATAAGCCTCTCTAATAAAGTTAACATCTTTATTTATTAAAAAATTGTAGTTGCCATCTGAATCTACTACTGCCAATGAATAAGAATATAAAAAATCATCTGGCACTCCAAGATATTGATTATTTATAGTTGCAGTAGCTTGTTGATTCTTTCTATAGCGTGGTAATTCTACCGAACTATTTATTCTACTCTCAGCTTGTTTAATTAAAGTAGGTAGATTATTTACAAATGTGGTCTCTGTATTTTCAGTATAGTCCTGTATTGCAGTTTTTAATGTAGTAAATGTAAATGACATTAGCTTGTGGTTATAGTTAATTTACCTAGTTTACCTTTCAAAACCATATTACTTAGATTGCAGTCACCAAATGCTGAGTTCCATCCACCTATAGGATTGAAACCTGATAAACCTCTACTAGCCTCTAAATCTGTTTGTGGTCTTGGATTCTTTAATGCTTGTGGGTCATTTAGTCTTAGTCTGCCTAACTGTAGTTGTGGCTGGTCTTTATCTAATACATCTTTGCCTACTAATAGTCCTGTCCTTTTTTTATCTTTTATTTGATTGCGTAAATCTTTTAAAGGATATCTAAATCCAGTTCTATCGCATATACCATACGCATGTTTACCTTTTGCATATGGCATACTAATAACCTCCCGGCACGAATCTTACAGCTGCCTTAACTCTATTTTCTTCTGATGCAAGCTTCCATTGTTCTTCATACTGTTGTTTTAAGAATGGAACTCTTTGTGCTGCCTCTGGATTTTTCATAGCAAGATAATATGCTAATCCTGAAACTAGACATGGTAAGAACACTTTAGGTACATCAAGAGTATTAGATGCTGGTGTTCCTGCATCATATATCTGTCTTAGCCTATACCAAACTACTTTATAAGTAGTAGTGCTATCCGGTACAGGATAAAGAGTAAAAGAAGTAGAGCCACTATCTCTGTTAACTAATATCTCATTAGGTCTGCCTCTATCTAACTTATTAGGTATATCTGCATACTGTGAAAAGGATACTCTAGTTAAAGACGTATCACTTTGCGCATTTGTTTCTCCATCATCTGTTCTTAAATGATGTTCTAATAAATCAATAGTGTCAGCATCTAAAGTGTATGTAGCAGTTCCAGCAGTAAGAGTCGTACTACCTGATTCAACTTGCCATAGATTTAAACCTCTGTTTGCCCATTCAAGCATCATAAGATTTATGCTACGTCTAGCTGTACGCAGGTCATAACCGGTTCTCATTTCTAAACCAGCTAATTCAAAAGCCTCCTCTGCTGCTTCTGCTATATCAAGATTAAAGTTATTAGTAGTGGCTGTTGCCATATATTATTTCTTTTTCTTTGGTTTCCCATAGGCTTCGCCCATACCACCATGACCATACTTAGGCATACCACCGCCCATCATTCCATGAACTTCGCCTCCGTGTTTCATTTTAACCATGTCTTGATAATCATCAACTTTACCGCCCTCATCAAAGTTGATAACCATATCCTTACCAGTTTTTTTCATTTCCTCACGTGCTGCCTTCATACCAGCATCATCATAAGGAAATTTCTTTTTACCTACATTTGGCATATTTTTTCTCCTGTTGTTTAAACATATTTATTTTAAGGTTCAAATGTTCCGTTATCAATTAATATCTGTCTATTCTTTAGATGCTCTTCTTCAACTTCTTGTTTGCTTTGTCCAAAGTATTTCACTGCTAGATGTTTGTCAACCATAAGTTGATTTATGTTTACATCATCTACAACTACATCACCTAATACTCTGCCATACTTACCTTTAGAATCTTTTAGTTTTGTTTGTATAACTACTTGTTTACCTTGCTCTATTGATTCTGTTAAAAACGCTGTAGCCATTTTTCCTCTAGCTTTTTCATCTTTGTTGCGAGTACGTGATTCGGGAGTATCAATACCATATAAACGAACCCGACAAGTATAAGAAACATCAAACCCAAGGTCCAAAACAACATCCACTGTATCTCCATCCACCACCCTTTTAACTTCACAAGTATATTCATACATCACCTATACCTCTTAGATATCTTTGCAGCAGACTTAGGTTGTTTAGAAAATTGTTTACCTTTCTTAGTATCTGCTCTTTTCTTCCTAGTAGTAGCTGCATATTGAGAACTAGACATGGCTTTGATGGCTTTTTCAGGTAAATATCTTTCTCCTGTTTCTGACGACTTCTTACCTGACTTAGTACGCCATTTTTGTTTAGTCCAGTCTTTAAGACTTTTTTGACTTTTTGCTATTGCCATGTGCTTTTCTTATTGAATCTTTACCCTTTTTAAATATATTAGTGACCTCAGACTTACCCATAACTTTTGCTCTTTGCTCTCCGACTGTAAGTATTTGTATTTTTCTAGCAAAGGGTTTTTTAATTCTTTTGACTTTTGCAACTGTTTTCCTTGCATCTGTAGGCGTTGCAAACTTAATGGGTACTGTATCTTTAGGATTTTCATCTGTGTATAAACGCCTCCCGCTTCCTTTAGGTTTTTTTCCTGTTCCTTCTTTTGGGTCTTTTGCCATAAGCTTCTGTCAATGCTATTGCTACTGCTTGTTTCTGTGGTCTCCCTTCTTTCTTTAATTTAGAAATATTAGAAGATATTACCTTCTGACTACTTCCTTTTTTTAGAGGCATTATTCATAGCCTTTATATGATTCTTTACTATCTTAGCTTGCGCTGCGTGCATCTTAGATGCGTTCTGCAACTGCTTTACTACTGGTTCTAAGTCCTTGCTCATTTATATCCTCCACCTTTTGCTTTATATTGTTTAGCTAACATCTGTGCTTTTCTAGCACTCCATTGTCCGGGTTTACCACCTTTACCACCAGCCTTAATGCGTTTAAACATTCTCTCACGCATACCCGGCTTTGTGTAATTACCAGCTTCGTTTACCCTTGATTTCTTTTTTTTACCTGTCATTTGTTTTTTAGTTTGCGTTCTACTAATTACCATTTAACTTTGTGACTCCAATACCTAGCACTAAACTTATCTGGACTTGCATCTTGTGCATTATGTCTTGCATAGTAAGATTTTTTACGTGCTTTGTCTTTTTTAGACTTGGGATTTTTACCAGCACCTTTAACACCCTGCTGTCCAAAACGTATTAGTTTAGTCTTATCACCTTTCTTAGCCACAACAACATGTGACTTCTTAGGATGATTAGGAGTTCTTTTAGGTTTATTGTATCCGCTAACCCCTGCTTTTTTTAACTTAGGGTCTTTAGCCATTAATCCTCACCTTTAAACTTTTTACTTTGTCCTGATGTACCTGCATATATTCCAAACACTGCTGCCATAGCACCTACTACTATAGATACTAAACCAGCTTGTTCTAAATTAGGTTCAGGTATATCCATAAACCAAGTTACAACTTTGTAAAGTAATATGATGTATACAGTCACAAATGCTCTAGGAAATATTCTCCATGCATCAACAGTTCTTGCTAAGTGTATCCATTTCTGAAAAGGATTATCACCGGCACTATTAGCATTAGCGTCTATCTCTACTTCAAGGTTTATCTTTTTCTTTACAGATTCTTCCATCATATAAATTTAATATATGCTACTGCAACAGAAACTAAACCATAAAGACCCCACAGCATATTTTCTATTCGTAAAAACTTCTTACTACCTTCATCGAGTCTACGCTCTATGTACTCATAACGTAGAGCGTACTCTCTTTCTAGTCCACTTAGACGTGCTTCTATAGGTAATTTATCAGTTTCTGCTGATTTAGACATTACGCTGTAGTAGCAGTATCGTAGTTTTTATTTGCCCAAATAATGATGCTATAGCTATCACCGCTAGAGTGTCCAACAGTTGTTAAAGCTAAATCACCATTCTTACCGCTACCTGCATTATTAGGTATGCCCGGCAAACTTTTATTACTCCAAGTAAAATCCCATGTATCAGTTTGGTCTGCACCAGCTTCTAAAATAAATTGGTTTGAGGTTGCTTTCCAAAATAATTTGAAACCCATACCTACATTACTAAACCATATTCTATTTATACTGATACCAGAGCAAGCCTGACCATTAATACCTGAAGTTAAACCTGATACATCAACTTTAGTAACAGCACTTTCTCCTGTGCCATCACTAATATTAGTTAACTTAACTATTAAGTTTTTACCGCCATCATCTAAGATGGTTTGTGTTGTTACTGCATCAGCCACTATGCACCCCCTTAAGCGTCAGCAAATGGAGTTACTACAGTACCGGAAGCAAGGACTATGCCTTCTACTGCGTACTTGGCTGAACCTATAGCTGTAACTCTAATGATACTTCCAGCTATACCGCCTTTAGTTGTACCATTCAAAGTTATAACATCATTGCTTGCACCTGAGATAAATGTTTTACCTGCTGCATCACTTTTACCTAAATACAATCCACCAACGAACTTATCAGTTCCATCAGTCTTAATATCTAAGTCTGTAGCTGCTGTCTCAATAACAAAGGTAAATGATGCTCCTAAATTATTTAATTGATTAGGGTCATCATCTGAATTAGGTGCTGTAGTCACAATGCTAGGTAAAGTGAACTTACCATCAGCATCATTACAAGTAAGTATCTTACCTGCGTGTGCAGCAACTGTGAGAGTTGTGTCAGCTGTAAGGCTAGTTACTGTAGCGTTACCTGCTGAAATAAATCCTGCCAGTGACCTGACCGGACCTGAAAATGTCGATTTTGCCATACTAAGTCTCCTTAATAAATTCTATCGTCTTGGCGAGTCTGCTAGGGCAGTCGATAGATTAATTTTATCCCTAGAAAGAAAAGGGGAGTATATATCATTTCAACTCCCCTCAAGTTACTAGCTTGACCCCGAAGAGCCAAAAATACCTAGTGGGTCAGATACTCCAAAGGAATATCTTTCTCTAGCTTTGTATCTTACGTTACCAGTATCAAAGTCACCATCCATGCTTGTTTCTAATGGTGTACGTGCAAAGTGCTTAAAGCCATTTGGTACGTCAGTCATTATGAAGAAAGCATTAGTGTCTGTCAGGAAGTGATTAACAACGTAACCTTCAGGAATGCTTCCATTCGCTTTGATTGCGTTGAGGTCATTATCAGCTGTCGCTGGTCTACCATCAGATTCTAAGATACGGGAAGCAGTAAACATGCCGTTTGGTGGAACGATAAGCTTACGTGGTTTTGCTGCTATTAACAGTCCACGCTCATCTGTCCATCCAGCTATTTGTATCACAGCATTCTCTAATGAAGTTTCATTAAGGTCTGCTTGTGTTGCAAATGTGTTGGAGTTTGTTCCTCCTGACACCAAAGGGTGTGCAGTAGAAAACAAATCTACACCATCGCCAGAATTGAACGAACCACCTGAGAATCCTTGGTTAAGAGGATTCGCAGCTTTTACTTGCTTAGTGTAAGCCATGCTTCTAGCAAGAGCCTTTGTATAACGTGCAGAAAGCGAATCGTATAAATTATCCTCCATCGCTTCTTCTGTTATAGCAAAACCCATCGCTATTGTTTCATGGTTGTAACGAGTGCTGAAAGATTCTTGTGCAGTATCGTAATTGATAGCTGAACCTTCGTCTTTAACAGAAGCTTGTCCAAATCCACTCAGCTTTACTTCTTCCTCAAAAGACCTGTCAGAAGTTTCTGTTTCATAGATTTGCTCATGCTCATTCTCGTACTTAGCATACTCTAACCCAAATAGGGCATTTAATCCCGGAAGGAGTTCTTTAAGTAACTGCGCTCTTGAAATTGCCATTTCTTATTCTCCTTTATATGCCAGTTGTATTGTCCATGATATGACCCGCATTAAACTTAGCAACTAAGTCAGTGAAAGAATCACCGGCTGCGTTGTCAGATTTAGGCGAGATATCTACTATCCTTACAGGAAGTGTAGCAGTCGTAGTGGCTGCTGTAGATATATCAATGGCATTTTTACTTGTACCAATACTTGTTGAACCAGCAGTTTGTACTACTGCAACATTGTTACCAATATTAGTTACAGCTGCTGAGCCATCAGCTTGCATCTCGAATAACACATTTGGGTCATCAAGAACATAAGCTTGAATGTCACTAGCTGCTGTACTAGCAGGATAGTATTGTGCAAAAGTTTTTTGGCTTGTATTTGGGTCGGTATAAGATACACCTAGGAATATCCCTACAGGTGTCAAAGTGGTTGTGCCTGTGTCTTTTTCGACTGTACCAGCTGCAACCAGTTTAACAAAATCACCATAGAAGATATCAGTGCCATAGCCAGAAGCTATGCCGTAATGTCTTACCTTTGCGGTGAAAGAGCCACTAGCAGATAATGTGCCAACAGGTCTTGCTCCGTAAGGTGTTGCTGAACTACTCATTTTATATACCTTTTATATACAAAAATTTAACACAAAAGGCAGTAATTACTTACCACCTTTACCAAAAGTAACCTGTGATTTCCTTTCCTTAAACATAGGCATGGCAGGGTTTTCATCCCTCATGTAGTTAGCATCTAAAGCTGACATCTGTTGGTCGGCTTGCTGAATATAATAATCAGCACGCTTCTTGATTTCTTCTTCAGGTGCTTTACATAAAAGCAATCCACCTACCTCTACACCATCTTTAAACTGCGAGTTAGTATCTCTAACCATTTGCAATTCAGGATGGTCCTCTGCTTTAACAGGTGTCCAACCCTCTCTAAACTTAGTAGATACGTTCATATTGTCAGATTGTCCAGCAGATGCTGTACGTATCCAACGGAAAACATATCCGGGTTCAGGTTTTGGGTCAGGCAACAAGTTTGGGGGAGACCAAGGTTTTTCTCGTTGCTCAGAGTCTCTTGACTCTAATTCACGTGGGTTGCGCTCTTGAACATCATTTTGTTCTGACTTTTCCATTATCTTTGCTCCTTCGCATATTGCGCTGCGTATTGTTCTGGTGTAAGTCCAAGTTTCTTGGCGAGAGTAACTTGAGTCTTGGTTAACTGCACTGTGCGCTGTTTAGAACTTGCTCTATTAGCAGGTGCTACCACAGTCGAGGGTGGCTGTGAGGATGCAGTATTGTCCTCAAAGCGTTCTGGAAATCTTTGCCTCATGGCTTCATCTACTCTTGAATAGTAAGTATCAGAGTCTCGTATAGGGTCAACTCCTTCTCTTACTAATTTAGCGTGCATACCATAAGCTAACGCAGTCATATCCTCATCGCCCGCACGTTCAAACCAAGGATTCTGCCTTATGTATTCAGCAGCAGCTGGGTCTATAGATGGCTGTTGTTGGGTTGGTTGTGCATATTGAGGTTGTGCATATTGTTGCTGTTCTGGTTGCACAGGTTGTGGGGATTGTGGCTGATAGTTATCAACATAACTTTTATCAGCATATGCTGCCGATAGTTTTTCTTGTGCTTCAAGCAACCTATTAGTGTCGCCAGCTTCATAAGCTTGTTTATATGTTTCTTTAGCAGCCTCTATCTCTGTAGATGTTTTAGTTTTTAAACTGTTAAGTAACGCTTCTTCACTTTTTGATACAGTAGCTTTTAGTCTTTGATTCTCATCATGCAACTGTTTTGCTACTTGAGCAGCTTCATCCCTAACTCTTTGCGCTGCCTCTGCCTTTCTGCGTTCTTCGTGATAATCAAACTTAAGTTTGTCTATACGTTTTTTTGTTCTTTCACCAATGCCTTCTATCTCTTCATCAATATCATCATCAGCTACTTCTTGTTTAGGAGGTCTTTGGTCCTCTACAGGTCTATCATCAACCACCTCTATCTCTACATCAGGTATCGGAACTTGCACCTCAGTTGTAGGAGCGAGTTCTTCTTCTAAAGCTTTTGCTTCTTCCATCATGCTTTTTCTATTCCTCTAGGGTCATCTACAACAGCTTCTACAGTATCATCATTAATGAGTCTAAATTCTTTGCCATGAATACTCATGCGTGTGCCACTATAAGACCGCATAATAATAAAATCACCTTCCTTACAGTATGGACCTGTAGGAAATCTGTTTTCATCTTTATAACAATCTGGACCCATCTTTAGAACAAAACCCACTATGGATGCTGTCTCCTCTCTCTTTCTATATTGGTCTGCAATAATAATACCACCATCAGATACCTCTTCGTGTTCCGGTAGTGCTATCAATATTTTATACCCTTGAGGTTCGGGAAGTTGTGTAGGCTCAGTAGTTTCTACTTTATCTACAGCTTCCTCTTTTACTGCTTCAACTGTCATAAGTTTCCTTATGTTGCATCAAATATATATAGGAGTTTGACGTTCTCCTTTCCTTTCACCATGAAAGGTGCGTATTAACTTTCAACAACTGAATTATATTTATCAGTTATCTCCCGAAGGGCAATACGTAACCCTTCGATTTTGCCTTTGAGGTGATAAAGTTCACTTATATCTTTCACTTCACCATCTACAATGACTTCAGTAATCCTATTTATCTCATCGTTTAAACTTTGTGTCAAGTCCTCTGTAAACTTTATATCAACTTCCATCGTTCTTAGTTAGAGTCTCTGCTATCTTTCTACCTATCTCAGCACCTTTAGTTCTCTCTTGTGCAGATACTCTAGCTATATCAGCACCTACTTTAGCACCCGCCATTTCAAGGTCCGCCTCAATCTTAATACGTTCAAGTTCATCTTTCATTCTGGCTTTCTCTAAGTCAGCAGCTATACGTGCTTCATCAGTCATAGCTTTGTCTTGTGCTTGTTGTGCTTTGATAGCAAGTTCTTGTTGTTGCATCTGTAGTACAGGGTCTTGCATTTGTTCCTGTACTTGCTCCATTTGTGCAGCTTGTAAGTTCTTACCTAACAACTGTTGAGCAGCTGTCGCTACTAATGTAGACAATCTAAATTCTATTTCTGGTGGTAAAGGCTCTCCTAGAGGTGGTAGTGCTGTGCCTATCTCTTCTTCTATCTGCCTTCTATACTCAAATCCTAAGTGTTCTACTATGTGATTACTTAGTGCAGCCTGTAATGCCTGTGCGTTAGGTGCTTGTGATGCAAGTTCTTGTATCTTGGGGTCTTGTAACATAGATAAATGCACTGTTATATGTGCTGCATGGTCCTGATACTCGAAAGCTTTCACAGGTTTGCCATTTAGTATGTCCATATTCTCTGATACAGGGTCTGTAGGCTTGATATCATCCTCAAGTGGTACGATATCTTGCGAGTCACGTATACCTAGCACCTCTAACATCTGTCTGTGTAGCTTTGGTAGGTCGTATAACTGCGGTGCAGACTGTGCAAGTTGCAAAGCAGCTTGATATTGCATGATTCTTTGCGCCATAGTCGCTGCATTTGGGTCTGATACAGGAATAATGTCTACTCTGTCGTCAAAATCCATAGCTTTTATGGCAGATTCGCCATCAACTTCGTATTCGTAGTCTGCTGGCATGTAATCTTTGATGATATCCGACAAGATTCCTAGTTCTTGGCGCATAGATGCGTGTAATCTAGCTTGAATTGCACCCATCACCTTCATATTGCGCTCTAATAACGCTAATGTAGTGCCTACAGGCGCTTGATTATTCATATCAGACACCTTCAAATCTGTAATTGATGCAAATCTACGCCCTTCCTCTACTATATTTCCTAATAATTGGTATAAAGTGCCTGATGGTTCTTTGTATGGAAGAAAAGTTATGTTATCTCTAATGCTTCCACCCGGAATATCTACGTCACGAAACTCTCCGGGATAGATTGGAGTGTCATCACCCTTGATTCTTAGACCTCTAGTCTTTAAACCACCCGGCAAATTAGCTAATGTACCCGAATCTACTAGCTGTCTGAGCAAAGAAGTGGCAGATTTTGCCAATCCACCCACCATATGTATCAATCCAAAGCCATAAAATCCTAATCCGGGCATGTATTTGTAGTGTACGAAGTGTTGTCTGCGCATTTTCATGGGGTCAGACTCTAAATAATTACGTCTAATTGATAAAACTTCACCCGAACCTTGGTCTATAGTGACTACATAAGGTAAAGCTATGCCGGTTTTTTTACCTTCACGCTCATCTTCAAAGCCTACAAGGTCTAAATCTACGTGCATTTCTAAAAGAGTATGCAATCCATCCTTGCTATAACTGTTTACATCGTATTCAAAGTTAGGATTATCACCTGATAACTCTGCATACTTCTGTCTAATCCTATCTGCACCTATACTAGACTGAGGTAAAGACACCTCTCTGTAGAAACCTGCATACTGTAGTTTAAGGATTTCATTAAGTGTCATCCTCATAACGTGAGTAGCACGTGCAGCAGTCCTTAAATCTGACGCTCCATAGCTTACAACGAAGTCCTCTGCTGGTATAAACATAGAACAAGGTCTGCCCATGTTAATATCATAATAAATCTTTTTAAATGCTGAGCCAGCTAGAGGCAAACTAAACAACATATTCTCTGTTTCATTTCTATACTCTTTCATTTCTTCTGTAAGAAGATAGTTCATATAGTCTTGAACACGTTTACCTTGTTGTTCTTTCTCGTCAGTTATCTTGCCAACTATGTTAGTACGTACTGGACCTGCTGCTGGAAATATTTCTGTGATAGCTTGTGATTGAAAACGTACAACTGCCTCTGACAATAATGGATGATAAACACCACATGCACCCGCCCAAGGCTCATTGCGTTCCTCTATCTTCAATCCTAAATTATCTAATCCTTCTGTGTAGGTCTTTTCCCAATCAGACCTTGAGTCTCTATCTGATTCATAGGCAGATACAAGTTCGTGACCTAAAAAAGATAAATCTTTTTCCGATAAAAACTCTGCAA